TACTAATCCTGCGCCTGGTAAGGTTGCAATAGGGTTAATCTTAACATCTTGTAAGACATTTCTAAGACTCTCTGGCAACGGACTTTGTACAAATTCACCATTCTTAACATAACCTACGGCTGTTGCATTATCAACACCACCACGTCGTGTACCGGCAGGTGCAAACCATGGATAACTTCTTTGGTCGCTGATAGCAATAGTACGTAGCATCATGTGACTTGCAGGAACAACAATGTTATTTCCGCTGTTGTCAGTTGTGAAACCGCTTGGGTAATACATAGCTAGATATTCGTCGTATGTAACTGAACCAGTTTCACCGTTGTCTAGAACAGTTGTACTTGAACCCCACGCACGTAGATCAGTTCCATTAGACGCTAATCTAAATGGTGTATCACCAATAACAAATGATGTTAATCCACGAGAAACATTTAAGGTAACCATGTTAGCAATTGCTTCCGGATAACCCGGAGTTGAAATTAAGTTAGCTACTAATGTATCAGTGTCACGGATGCCTTCGTTAGTATTGATAGTGGCCTTTAATGACTTAACTACCATTCCGCGTTGGGCTTGTCTGCCAAATAATCCACTACCATCGGCGTTATTACCAGTAGCATTTACCCAACGAGCAGTTGCATACGCTGGATCTCCCATAGTACCATCCATGACATCGTTGTTACTTCTGATGTTTAGGCCATTATTGGCAGTAATATCAATGTACTGAGAAACATAGCGTTTAACATTGTTTCCGCTACGACGAGTATTCCATAAACGCATACCTTGTGGATACAATGCTGGATCAACGCAATCTGGGTCTATATAATTACTAACCAACAAGTCAACAATCGAAGCTGCGGTAGTTAAGTGACCATCTGTAGACCAACGAGCATCGGCAAATACCCAACCGCTAGGACTAGTACTATCTGCTAAATCTTGTTTTACCCATTTAATTGTAGAAGAATTCCAAACATAAACATTCTGTCCGTATTTTTCTGGATCAGATGTGTCAATCCAAATATCTCCATCTACTAAAGGTGAACTGTCACTTTGACCAGTATCTTTATCAGGTTGAGTAGCTCTAATAATAGGACCAGCTGGACTTGTATCTGGGAATGCAGATCTATATCCAACCCATGTAGTGCCGTTATGATATAAAATGTCGACTTCGTCTTGCACCGCAGAGTACCATAGTGTACCATCGGCGGGCGCCGAACTAGGAGATGTGCCGCTAAACACTACTGTCGATGTAAGAAGATCAATAGGTTTCCAATTGCTTACTCTTAAATCATACGGAGAATGTTGTCCTTCTGGATATAAATTTGAAGCATATAATCCAAGGCCACTGTCATACAATCCAACATTTGTTAATGGAGCACCGTTGCCTTCTGTTAGATAAATCTCACCACCTAACTTGTGAGATAATTTTAGCACTCTTGTTGTAAAATCGTATTCGGAGGATACATTTATAAATCCAGCAGCAGATACTGCGGCTGCGAATCCGTCTACAGTGCTAGTTGTAATTGTAACTACTTTAGAAGACGCTAAGTTAGCACTGCCTGCAAGAGATTCAGTAACACTGAACGAGTCTCCTGGAGTAAAAACTACACCGTTAGCAACTGTAGTTGCTACTACTGTTGGAGACGTTGTTGTTCTTCTATAAATTCTAAAATCAGCAATTCCGGGTGCAGTAGAAGATCCGTATGTACCATCATCGATATTACTCTTAACAAATATTCTACCTGCTGCTAATGCAGTACCACCAGTATTATCTAATCCTGCAATAGCAGCATGTGTCGATGTGTAAACTGGTGCAGCTATTGTAGACCAAGTCTTAGTAACACTGTTATAATATTTGACGGCCCAATCAGCACCATTATTTGGAGTAGTTGTTTTTACATACACGCTGCCTGTAGCAGAACCGTCTGTACCAAATTGTGGAAATTGGAAATGCGGTGCTACTGCAAGTTTTACTGCGCCATAAGTCATAGCAGTTAGTCCTAAGGTAGCTAGCGTGCCGGCAGTACCGTTAGCTAAAGTAATCTTACCATCAAATCCTGATATGTTATTAGAAATTGCAGTTGCATCTGCATATAGATACAATCGGACACCATCTGTTTTTGCGCCAACGCCAGCCTGCGGCATTTGTGAATTAATTGCTGTTGCAATATCGGCAGGCGTAGTACCTGTGATAGTAATTTGTGTACCGTTAATAAAAAATGTAGAATTTCCTACCGGAGTACCAACTAAGCCAGTTGCAACTGGCCAGCTTGTCTGCCAGCAGTTACTTGTAAATGTGCTATTTGCAATTGGAGCACCAAAAGATGTTTCAACTGAAGATCCAACTTTTACCCATAAGTTGCTATCATTTTTGAACCACAGGGTGTTTTCGTTGTCAGATGTAACTACCATTGCATAAGAACCAATTATTCCAAAACTTGGAATAGGCTGGCCGCTTGTTTGCGATATAAGAGTGTCGTCATTGATAATCAACGGTGTTTTATTTGTGAACACTTTTGATGCAGCATTCCATTCACTGACGCCAAATTTAGAAGATGCTGTATCTATCCAATATGCACCGGCATCTGGTTCGCCTTTTGGCTCAGACGTTTTCTGAACCAGTTCATTTAAGTCTAAATCTGCTCTAACAATATATGCTCTAGAGCTTACACCCAATGTACTGTACGCAGCTTGTAAGCCATATTCGTTTAATTCGCCAGCGTGAACTGCATTGCCGTTACTATCAGTATAGAAAAGTGGGGTACCAAAAGTGTCAGTTAAATCACGTTGACTTGTAATCGTCCAAACTTTTCCAATATTAGAAGCCAGTGTGCCGGGCGCGATTGTGCCGGACGGGGTGGACTTGTTTGCTTTAGTTGCAATAAAAATAATTGGTACGGTGCCAGGAATTGCGGTGTTATAAAAACTTTCGTCAACTACTGTAACTTGTACGCCCGGTGATGTTAATGCCATTTGTAAATCTCCTCGATGGATTATCGTTTGTAGTATTTAGTGGTTTACTATTTTTTTACCAAGTTAAATACATATGAAAAGGGCAAGAAAAGGGCGTGAATGAGGAAACTATGTAAAAAATGCGACAAACGGCCAGTTGCAATTAATTATTACAAGGAGGGGAAACCGTTCTATAGGTCAACATGTGACCACTGTGCTAGAGGCAGCAAGGAAGGATTACCTAAATGGTACAAATCAGGATATCGTCAAAAAAATAAATGCGATAAGTGTGGATTCGCAAGTAAATATTTTCAACAGTTTAATGTGTTTCACATAGATGGAGATTTAGACAACTGTAGAATAACAAATCTTAAAACAGTATGCGCTAATTGTCAACGCATACTGCACGGTCTTAACTTACCGTGGAGACAGGGAGATTTATCACCTGATTTTTAATAAACGAAAACAGTTCGTCGATAGTACCGTCATTAGGAATTGTAACATCAATATTGCCACCTACCCATGCTGTTTCACTAGCATGAATACCTAGTTGTTCGAGCCGTCTACGGCCTATACTCCATCCAATTGTTTGAGGGCCGGAATTAGCATTTACCGCATCTTGATACCAATCAGGATCATTTCCTCGAGTTACCCTAATAACTTTGCCACCTGCATTATGAATGGCTTTAATTTCATTAGGGAAACGCACATCACTAATAACGATATTATCGGTAGTTTTACGCATTTTGTTTTCTACACTGGCAATCCAGATATCATCATGGAAGCCTTGGCGACATACTTCTGTACCCCAATATTGTAGTACCCATCGAGGTGTAAGTTTAGGCATGTTCAAGCGCTCTGCCCACCACGGATCTACTTGCTCTCGCCATTCACGTGCTTCTTTGGTACGACCTTCTAGCAAGGTACGATCCCATCCAAACACGTTTGCTACTGCATCTTTGAGTGTGTTGGCAAAACTGTCTCTACGGAATCCGTGAAAATTTACCAAATAATCTGCGGCAGTATCTTTGCCTGAACCAATAAAACCAACGAATCCGATAATCATAGCATCTCCTGGGATACTATAATTTACTATAATTCTATATAATTGTCAATAGTTTTTTAGCCAACTACAAAAGTAAGTGGTTTACCACCGTCTTTGTAATTAATTAGATCGAGTTCTAATTGTTCAATCTCAGCCTTGCCTTCAGCTTTTAGTGCAGTACCGTTAAGGGTTGTTCCACCTTGCGGACTAGCAATTGTTTGAAACTTTTCACGAGCATCACCTAACATGAGTTTACATGTTGCTAAGGCATAATCTTTTAACCAGATGCCAACGTATGGGTCATTAAACAATGCAAAATCTGGTCTATGATTATACAACCACAGTAAAATTTCTTCTTGACCCCTCGGTCTTTGTAAGATAGTGATCTTCTTATTTGTAGCATTCCATATGAAGTCAATTTCACTACCAAACATTTTGCCTACTAGCTTTTGATAACTTGCAAATGCATAGTATGTTGCCAAGCCGCCCATATTACTGGCACTTAACAAATAAGTGTTTGTATAAGCTAAGTTAAACGGTTCAAAAATTGTGCCGCCGCTGCCGCCACCTGTACGTGAGCCAATACTTCTACGAAAAATTTGTCGAACTTCCATTACTTCTGATGGAAGGATATATTCGTTAACATCTTGTTCTAATATTAAAAATCCATAACTTTCTTCTGTGCTAGCTTGACTTCTTTGACGAAATTTTGCCAATGCACGATCTATAGCAGTATTATAGTGCTTAGGATCTAGTTCTATATCAACCATGCCATCACCTAGCATGTTTTTAATATAATTAACTACTTCTTGTCTGGTGTTTTCTAGTTCGCTCATACGAATATTTAGCTATAAATACTGTCACTATGCCACGCTTATCACTATACCGCCCGGAAAAAGGCAACGATTTTAAGTTCATTGATCGCGCTATTAATGAGCAATTCCAAGTAGGTGGAACTGATGTACTACTTCACAAGTATTTAGGTCCAGTAAATCCCGACGTTGGAGAATCTACGCCAGGCGTTCCAGTGAATACTAATCCTATTGGAGAGCTAGGGATACAAGATTTAATATTTTTAGAAAATCGTGATAGACATTACGCATCGGATGTGTATACTATTCGAGGCATTTATACAATGCAAGACATTGATTTTAACCTTAGTCAATTTGGATTGTTCTTGCAAAACGACAATATAATGATTACATTTCATTTACAATCGACCGTAGATGCAATAGGTAGAAAATTAATGGCAGGCGATGTATTTGAGCTTCCTCACTTAAAAGACGAATATGCACTGGACGATGCAATGATTGCATTAAAACGATACTATGTTATAACTGAAATTTCTCGGGCGGCAGCTGGTTTCAGTCAAACTTGGTATCCGCACCTGCTACGAGCAAAATGTCAACCGTTAGTTGATAGTCAAGAATTCAAAGAAATTTTAGATGCGCCGGCCGGTGACGGAAACAAAACATTACGTGATGTAATCAGTACCTACAATCAAAGCATCGAAATTAACAAAGCAATTATAGCTCAAGCTGAATTAGATGTTCCGTTGTCGGGATATACTACTGATAATTTATTTACAATTCCATTAAATGCAGACGGTACTGTAGATTATGCCGATACTTCTGAAGAAGATGTAACTACAGATTCTACCGGAATGGATGCAAGTGCTACATTAAACAACCCCGCAAAGAACTTATACGTGGGTTATTTGACAGATGATGCTAAAACTCCAAATGGTGCACCTTATACGTTTGGTACAGAATTTCCAGCTGGGCCTAGTAATGGGGCGTTTCATTTACGTACCGATTATTTTCCTAACAGACTGTTTAGATATGACGGTAGACGTTGGGTAAAATATGAAGACAACGTTAGAATGTCTTTGACAAATTTAGGTACTGCCGAGACCGCTGCAGGCGGTGCTTACGCAGGCTTACCAGCAAGATTAAATCAAAAAAATACATTTGTTAACAATAACACCACT